AAGTTCGAGTTGCTGGATTGCTGTCATATCGGCAGCGACGATGGTTTCTTTTGAGAATTCGCAGGGGAACTCGACGATTTTAGTTCGGTCATCGTATTCAACATCTTCTGTTTTGTAACCGCGTGCTTCGCAAAATAGTAGAAGCGGATCCGTGTGGGCCATGCGAATCCGACGAATGTGATAGCGGCTGTATCCGGGATGGATGCCGGGGGTTACTCCTGCGAGGAGACTGAGAGTGCCACTTGGTTTTACCGTTGTCAGGCGGACGGAGGTGGGCCACTCTTTGTAAGCCGACCAGTACTCATCAAAGTCTCGTAACATTTCGTAGGTTGGCGATAGCCAATTCAATTTGTCCAGTGCTTGAGTAATTCCGGATACTCCAAGACCAAGTCGCATATTTTTACTTGTGATTTCATCGGATTCTCTGTCCAGATACGGGAGGGAAGCGACAGCCTTTTGAACTTTGTATAACAATTTCGCAAGGTCGATCATTTCGTTCTGTGATTCGATATTGGGCAGAAACATGTCTGCAAGATTGCAGGATTCCCGATTGGCTAGTCCAATTTCTGCACAGGGGTTGGTGCCCTCGATTGTCATGTCTGGACGATGTTCATGGCTGCGACCGAGGTTGCGTGCCGCTTCGAGATTAAACAAGCCGTATGGTTCGCCGTTTCCCTTATATCCCTCCCAGAACTCTTCTGGAAGGTTTGCTATGTCTGAGGTGACGACGCTGTTGTTCGACATGGCTCGATAGGGGGGAATGTTGCCCAGATCCCATCGCTTGGCACTGAGAAAGTTGATGTCATCGGGTTTGCCGAGGGCTATTTCGGCGCTACGTCGGACGTTACCGGCGACCACAACGGAGCCGATGATGTTGCCGATGTCTAAGACTTCCGTGGAAGTGAGATGCCGCCCTACGGCTGCGTCAAGAACGCCACAGATTTGCGAGATTCCCTTGACGAGGATGCCCGGCCCAGAAGCCGTGCCTCCAAAAGTTTTGATTGGGGCACCTGCCGGTCGAACCATTTCGGTTGAGTAGGAAAGTTCAGTCGGGTCGTCCTTGTCGCCGAGGTAGGTTTTGATTGCTCGGAGGAGGCATTCGGACCATCCCTCGCGTTTGTCTGGAACGATGTAATCGGCATCAGACACGTTGTGGTTGTCAACGACCCCCTGTCTGACTATCCCTAGGCGTTGTGGGTTGAGGATGGAAAATCCGACTCCTCCACCGAGCATGAGGCGTTCAAACATCCATGCAAAGTCTTCTGGTTTTCTGATATCCACGAACCAGCAATTAGCGCAACTATCTCCTCCTAAGCGAAAGTTGTTGAGGGTGCCCAGTTGCCAGAGCATGCGCCCACCGGGCAAACCTTTGAGGTTGAACATGTAGTCGAATAGGCGTTCTGATTCTTCTGTGGTGAGTTCTGCTCCGATTGCGTTTGCGCCGTCTATAACTCGTTGGCATGTTTGCCACCACTCTTCGGTGATTTCGGTGTCTTCGCTGATGAGCCTCGCGTAGGTGCGTTTATAAACGATGTAACCGAGTCCGTCGAATCCCCAAGGAGGGGTTTTGGAGATGTAGGGGGTTAAGAATGTTTCTGACAACGACATGCTGACCTCTGGCATACTGTGAGGTGTATAAGGAAGGTCTCATAGTATGGCACTAAATTAGTATACTGAAAGGGTTAAATCAGGCCCAATTTTTCGGCCTCTGACCTGCTGATTCTCTTCCCTGCTGGTACTACTAGTACCTTCGCCAAGTGGTTGTGAGTCAGCCAGCGCCTTTCAATAATATCTTCTTCAACTAGTATCGTATCTTCTTCGTCGGCGTTGGCAAAAATGATGTTGTGATCTTCGGGAGTGCAGTTCCCGGTCGGGTGTCCACATACAATGCATGGGCCGCTTTCGAAGGGGGCGACCTCTATTCCGGGGATGAAGTGGTCGTCGCGTCTACCGATCATTGGTAGACCATACACCATCAGGGTGGGTGGTCATCGAACGCGAAAAGGGAGGGCCGTAGCCCTCCCTTCTGCTCGTTTAACTGCGACGGGGACGCGTGGGGCGCATCTTTCTAGCGTCGCAGTTTTGACGATCTGTTTAGACGCTCTCGGCGTAGCGCGTGTCTTCGCCAAGGATCTCGTAAGCCTGATCGAACAGTCTCTGGTACTGTTCGGCGTGCAAGGTTTCCAGAGCCTTGTGGGCTTTGTAGGCGGCAGTCATCTTGCGCCGCTGCCGGATCTTGCGGAGTTGGGCTTTCCGTTCTGAGTCTTCCTCATTTTTAGTGGAAGACAATATGTTGCGCAGGACTTCCTGCTCGTTGCTATTACCCACGGGTATTCCTCCAATAGTGTTAGTTGCCGTGAGGGAAGAACGGTATCCGGATTGAATCGGTTTTGCAACCTTGGTTTAAGAATTATTTTGCGCGTTTTTGAGGGCGCTGAAGACCGTTGTGATGAGGAGGAACACACAGAATAATTTGCTGGCGCTTAGAAAACTGATCCCGGGTCGGAGGGCGTCGAGATTGGAATAGGCGTCGTTAACGATGGTGTTGGCAACCATTATAATAAATCCTCCAAAAAATGATATGGTAGAAAACGCTGCCAATACGCTAAGTAGTTTGATTGCCGCGGGTTGTGGCGCTACATTGCTTTGTTTGTTTTGTGCCATTCTTTGAATGATGTTTTCAAATTCATTGCCGCTGGTCATCGTTTTCCTTGCTGTTGTTTACGATTTGGGAGATTCTGGATTTGGACAAATCGAAATGTTCCGCTAACTGCGAGAGGCTGTGTCCCTTTTCCCGGAAGATGAGTATGAGCCTGTCTCGTGCGGGGTTCGAACTCTTCATCGAAATAGATACTACTAGGGCTAGAACTTGAAAGCAATGCGCTACACTCTATTTTGTTCACCACTTATAGGAGTTTGACTTATGCCAGTTCCTGACGAATCTGATGACACAGAGGCTGCTCGCCGCCGTCGCCGTCGCCCGAGAATACTAGATCGCGCTGCCAGCGGCGTCCGGGGCGCCGCGCGTCGCATCCGTGAGCGTCTGGCTGGGAGTGCCTAGGGGGTAACTAATGCCATTAGTTACCATTTCTGATCTCACGAAGTATATGGATATCACGCTGTCCAACACTCAGTCTGATGCAGCGCAGTTCGTACTTGATGGGCTGGAAGCCGATCTGGAGCACTATATTGGACGGCCCGTTACTGCGGCTTCGTTCGCAGAGACCCACGTTGCGCCAGCCAATTACAGCGGATCGTCTCAGTACAGTTTTTTCTATGATTACAACCTTGACAGAACGGGTTCGGCTGTACAGGATGTGACGAAGCCGCCATTTGTTTTGTATACACGGAGGTCGCCTGTTGTTACCGTGGATACGCTGACTGTTCAGGGCCAAAGTGACGCTAGCGCCACGACACAGACTGTTGGCACGGACTATGTGGTGCGAAGATATGGTGTAGACATGTTCACGGTTCAGGATAGTGATATAATTGTTATCAATTATACTGCTGGTTTGGATGCTGTGAATGACAATACGAGTGCGTTGAAACTGATAGTCCTACGCGCCGCTTCTCGGGAAGTGCAGAACTTGCATGATGATGTTGTAGGCATGAAGGACTTGACGACTAGAAATGTGGCTCCTATGACTACTGGTTTTACTGAAGAAGAAATGAACTCGGTTAAACGGTGGCGTCGCGTCAGGGTTGCCTGACATGCCTAGGATAATTGATGTCAGGTTCAGAGTTTACGGGGCTAAGAAGTTAGCACGTTACTTTAGGGGTTCCGCAAAGCGTGCAACCAATCTCAGCGGTCCATTCAGATGGGCTAGAAGAGATCTGCGCAGATTGAATGCCGCCAACTTTGCCAGCGACGGCGTGGCCTCCGGCAAGAAATGGAATGCCCTAGACACGGAATACCATGCATGGAAAATTAGGCACCACGGCGGCACGCCGACAATGATCAGAACGGGTGATTTGTACAGAGATTTGACAACTCTTTCCGGTAGTGAAAATTATATTGGTCATAAGAATGCAGCATTTGGGACAGATCTTGAATATGCGAAATTTCACCAAACGGGTACTCGTTTCATGCCCGCGCGCAAGATTGTGTTTGCCCCAGAAATATTTCAAAAAAGGCTGGGTAACAAAATTGCTGATCATTTGGTGTATGGGGGAAATCCTGCTTCTAGGTCATATAGAAAAATGAAGTCAGTGGCATTTAGGGGGTAGTTGTGGTCGCTCAAATGGAAGGCCCGGCAGCGGCAAAAAAGTATGTAACAGAATACCTCGCTGTTGATTTACCGACGCGGGTGATGAACTATCGAAACACCTTGAGTCTGGACGATTCGGTTCTGCCGAATCCTGTGAAATATTTGTCTCACGAACCGTTCGCATTGGATCAGTGGCCGACGATAATCACACTTGTTGAAAGCACTAGCAATATTGAACGAAGTGATTATGCGGTAGCGGAACCAGTGTATGACATTACTTACAGGATGAGAACTTACGCATGGGTTCGTGCTCTTGGGGCTGATGTGGTTACTGAGGCAAGGGATCATATGACTATGGTGGTACGCGAAGCATTGTTGGATGGTCCGGCGTTGCGGCAGATTGGTACGACTACCGTTAATGCTGAGATTAAGGTGAACGAGGGGACTATAACGGAACAGTTTTCCGAATTGACAATGTTGAAAGGAGAGAGATTTTTGGCGGCGTCGTATCTATCTTACGAATTGAATTTGTATGAGACGATTGTTCGAAGCAGCAAGGGAACAATGCTGACTGGCATTTTGAACGAATCCCAAATTGAAAAGGTTCCGAATGCTCCGACGTTCGTACAGGGTTCCGCCGGAGATACTACAGTTGCATTAACGTGGCGTGCGCCGAGTTGGGACGGTGGTGGAATATATGTCATTTCTGGATACATCATTCAGTATTCTTCGGACAGCGGTACAACGTGGACTACTATTGTGGCCGATACTGGGTCTACGGATCCAGCCCACACTGTTACCTCTTTAAGCAATGGGACTTCTTACCAGTTTCGAATTGCCGCTTTAAATCAAGAGGGAACTGGGGCATATTCGTCTTCTTCACAAAAGATCATACCTGCCGCCTAGAAGAGTAGTTGGTCTGTTATAGTGATGTGAACATGCGACGAAACAGTACAGTCAGCATGTAAGATTTTCCACAGAAGTTGTTCTGTCTGAGCCATTGGAGGCGCAAGGAATGCCGGGAGTCGTAGTAAACACCGCAGTTCGCACCGGTCCAGTTCCGGGTGGCGAAACAGTTTCAAGTCAAGCGTTTTTCGTCGGAACCACAGTTAGGGGCAAGGCGTCAGAACCGACCCTTTGTCGAAACCTAACCGAATACTCAAAGTATTTTGGTGGCTATGTGGCGGGAAACTTGTATTCGTATGCCCAAACCTATTTCGAGGAGGGCGGAAGTCGGCTGTATGTGCAGCGCACTGTTGCTGACGCTGCCGTAGCCGGAAGTTTGGCGGTAGTCAATTCGGCGGGTTCCACCGTGGCGACGTTTACTGCCGCTGATGTTGGGGCTTGGGCGGCCAATCTGGACATTCAGGTTGTCGCAGGAAATGTGAGCGGTGTCCGCGTCAAGGTGTTCCTTGACGATGAGGTAGTGCTTACGACAAATGATCTTGCCACTATCGATGAGGTAATCACAGCGGTTAATCTCGGCGTGCCTCATCTGGTCACGGTGGCGAAGGAGAGTGGAGCCACTACCCTCCCGGTGGCTGTGGCGGCTACGGCACTTGCGAGTGGAGCGGACGGCACTCTTGATACTGGTGGTAGCGCAACCGACAACCATATTGAGGCTCTTGCGAAGATGGGCAAAGATCTTGGTCCCGGTGCGGTCGCAATTCCGGGTGTTGCCACAGCGTCTGCTTATTGGCACGCGTTGATCGACCATGCGCAAAGCATGGATCGTATCGCTATATGTTCGTTTGCTTCAACTTCGACGGACGCTGCTGCTAAAACGGCGATTAGTGGAGCGTCGCCAGCGATCTATACGGATGGCGGGGCGATGTATGCGGGCTTCTATTACCCGTGGGTGAAGGTTCCTGATCCTGCTAATGCGGGATTGACGATAGCCAACGCACCCGATGCTTATGTGGCTGCCACTCGCGCTAAGGCTTCGAATGGGGCTAGCGGCCCTTGGCGGGTTGGTGCCGGAGTTATTTCTGAGGCAAGGTTCGTGACGGGTCTGTCGGCCCCCTCTACGGTGACGATGGATAAGGACACTGGCGACGAGTTGGATAATGCTCGGATTAATGCTCTGCGCCTCATCAATGGAAAGGTTCGGGTGTATGGTGCCCGTTCTGCTTCGAGTGATGAGAACAACTGGCGTTTCATTACCCATCGCGACACGATGAATCACATTGCTTACAGGTGTGAGGCTGCCTTGGAGAAGCATGTTTTCGAGACGGTTGATGGGCGGGGAGGATTGTACAATCGGATTAGGGCTTCGTTGACGGCCATTTTGGATCCAATTCGTTTGGCAGGCGGGGTGTACGAGGCTTACGATTCTGCGGGGAGGCGAATCGATGGAGGGTATTCGGTTACGGTAAATAACACAAATAACAGCAACGCTAATCTTGTTCAGGGCAAAGTTACTGCCGATGTTGCAGTTCGTGTGTCTGCTGTTGGTGATAAAATCACATTGAACATTACGAAGTCGAACTTGTCGGCAGGCGTTCTTTAGAACATAGGGAGTTAACAGCAAATGGCTAAAGTATCACAGAGGCAAATTGTGGCGACGTTGTCTCCCACGGTCCATGGCGATGAAGAGGCCGCTGCCCCCTCGCCGAAGGCGGGAACTAACAATAGTCTGTATTTCACGCAGGTATCTGGTGGTGAGATTACTGCTGCGGTTGAAAAGGTGTACGACGGTGGGATGAAGTTCCCTGAGGTGTTGTGCGCTACCGCGGACATTGGCGACATTACTGTTACGCGACATTATGACACAGGCCGCGACAAGGCGTTCTTGGCCGCTCTTCGACATATGGTCGGGAGTGCCTACTACGACATTACGATCGCGGAAATGGACTGCGACCTCATCGATGCGACCACGATGCGTCAGTTTACGGGTGCTTTGGTTGTGGGGTTGACGGAGCCAGATGGTGACGCTGCTTCCGGCGCTCCGGCGTCGTACAGTGTCACGTTGTCGGTTGGGCAACCGACGGTGCCGACGGAAGTCGAAGCCGGGGCTGCTGTTTAATTTTTATAACTATCTAAACTTGACTCACCCCGTGGGGGGTGTTACTCTTTAAACTATGGCAGATAAACAGATTTCTTATTCAGTGAATCAATCCAATGATGGTGAGGAAGATCCATTGATCGATCCTCTTCTCGATCCTCTTGCTGCAAAGAAGGACAAACAGTCCATTCTGGAGCAGTTACATAATGAGATTTCGAAGAAGGTTGAGCGGCCGATGATCGAGATCCCGATTCCTGAACGGGAGGGTGTTGTCGTCAAGTATTCTCCGAATGTTACGCAGAATCAGTTGAAGGCGTGGCGACGCAATTCTGGAGAGAACAGCAAGGACGGTTTTGACACTATCAAGTTTGCTTGCTATGTCGTTGGAACATGTTGCAAGGGATTTTTGATCAACGAGGAAGAGGTCACTGCCCCCAACGGTCAGCCTTATACGTTTGCCTCCAAGGAAATTTTGGAGATGACCGGTGATGCTCGTCCGATTCCGGATGGTATTCGAAACTTTTTCGGTATTGATCCCCATTTAGAAGCCACGGCGTTGAAGATTTTGGACTTTGCCGGGTATGGGGACGAGGTAGATGAGTCCATAAACCCTACGATACTGTAATACTAGAGTTATCTGATAGTGCGATAATTCAGGCTGCTGCACGCTTGGGTGAGTTGTGGGGAACTGATCCTGTTCAAATTTTGAATTGCAGTGAAGAGGATTGGGCCATACGAATGGCCTGTGCTAAAGTTATTGGTGATGACCGTGAACGTCAGAAGAAAGAACGGGCGTGACGCGACTGTTTAGGGATAGCATTATTACGCATTGTTAAAAGGTTAACTTATGGCCGAAGAAACAATCAGAGTTGAAATCAAGGCCAAGATCGGTGGCTACCTCAAGGACCTCGTCCTCGCCGAGGGCGCTACTAAGCGTTTCGAGAAGAGGCTAGAGCGCAATAATCGTCTGTTGCGAGAGCAGCGGGACATTATCGATATCGGTCTTGGTCGGGCATTCGGTACTGCCGCTAAACGTCTCGGTGACTTTGGTCAGAAACTTTTGAGAATGAATC